GTTCACCTGTCTCATGCATAAAGATAGTCTCTACTTTGACACCATTCTCACATTCGTGTGTCTTTTGTATCAATGCAATACCATGTTTGTTTAAGGCTGGTTTAACCGCAGCAACACAAGCATCTAGTCTTGCATAATTGCTTCTAAAGTGTGGATTTTTGCCTTCTAATCCAGTCTTTTCAAACTCTTTTTGTGCTTCGACAAAAGCCTTAGCAATCCCCAAAGTTTTCTCTGTCATAATTATCTCCAAAGTAAGTTAATATTAATTGGTTACGTCTACGTTTATCAACGATGCGACGTTTGATGATCGTTAAAAACATCTCATCATCTTTTTTATCTTGCTCATATTCCTCTTCACGTATAACCGTTTCATAGAGGTACTGTAAATCATCCATTGCCGATCTCCCTGATTCGTAATTTAGATGCACGGATTGTTCGTGCGGGTTTAGCGGGTACCACCTTTTCAGGTGTCGCTTTATAGTTGATCATTGTCCAAGTGACTTTGTAATCACCGGCTGTTGCATAGGCATGATCACGCATGTCTTTCATGATCTCGACTTCAAGTTCCTTTTGACGCTCTTCTAATTCAGTAATCATGTCCCGGATTTCAATAATCTTTTTCACATGATCGGCTTTATCAGAGAGATCAATCTCAGTCTTCTCAGCTTCATCAAAGATCGATGCCGCTTCTCTTGTGTCTTGGATGTCATACCATTCCACTTCATCATTGTTTTTATACTTATCTAAGCGACGTTGGAAGTCTTTGATTGCTTCGTGCATCCGGGCAATCACTTCCTCATCTCTTTGATATATAAAGACTTTTAGCGTTGTTCCTTTGTATAACACACACACGGCACCCCACTTGGCACCGTAAGTATCCATCTGCATTTGCAGTTGTAATACACCACGATAGAGGGGTAATTCATTCGCTGATTCCACGTCATGAGCCGTGAGTTTAGCTTCTAAAATACCATCACCCTCCATCACAATCTGATCGGCATTGGCACAGATAATGCCTTTGTCAATGTCTGTCATGATTGTTTTGCCATTACCTTTGACTGAGCCGTCTAAGCTACAGGCAAAAGGTAAGGTTTGATGTTGGTAAGGTTTGTCATGGTTTGTCTTTGGATTGCCAAGTCCAAGCCGCACCGATGATTCATTGAGGATCATGGCTTCAAGCCGATTGCCCCAGTCCATTGATTCATTAGATTGGAATGGTGGCTCGATGCCATGGATTACATCCATCTTTTGTTTAAGTAGTTCATTGACCGTCATAAAGCGTGAAGCACCCATAAGCACCGGCATTTCAGACGCTGAGAGTTGGTCATTCGGTGTAAGTTTACCGACCATTGTGTTCCCTTTCGTTTAATAGTTCTAAGAAATCGTCAAGATCATTGACCATTGAAAACCAATCATCCATAGAAATATCACCACGTCGTTCTAATTCAAAGACGTAGTTAATTAATTGTCTGATTTTAGTTCTGAGTAGAGTTCTTTCCTGTTGAGTTGTCATTTTGTTTACCTTTCTCGGTTTCGTTAATACATTCTAATTTAGTCTTTAGATAGACTGTCGCATCAGGGTTTATCTGTTCAAATGCAATTCCCTTTTGACAGATAATGCTGCGTTCCCTTTCATTATAAGATATCTTTAAATTTATTGCAAGATCATAGATTGATGCGCCTAAGATCCCGCTTAAGAGTATCAGACTGTAAGTTTTCAGTTTCGCTTTCATGCGTTTCCTTTCTTAATAAGTGGTCTTCGATGGCAAGATCATCTAGCCAATCATTGCCATCTTCAAACCCACAATAACTCTTATCAGTATCCATAAATAAGAACTAGATAAGATCCAATGCCTAAGATTGAGAACAAAATAAAACCCCCTAAAACGTCCATAATGGTGTTTTTAAGGCGTCTTTTCTTAGCCATATCCTGAAGCATTTCAGAATTAATATCTGATAAGTACCTATCAAAGTTATTCATTACAGCCCCCTATAAATTATGATCATATTGAATGCCAAGTTCTTCTTCTATCCATGCCATGGCGGTTGTGATTTCATCCCACTCTTCATCATAATAATCTTCAATTCCGTTAGGGATGCACGTTTCTCTATATCCATCCAAGGCTATCCAAACTTGATATAGCCATGAGTGTTTATTTGCTTTTTGTAATTTCATAATTAAGCCCCTTTTTTTGGTTTAATATAAGTTTCGCATTTATCAAGATCCTCATAATGATTTTTGCAAAATGCGTAATAACCTTTTGTCACAATCTTAGGCGTTTTGATAACTTTAGAATGGCAACGCTTGCATAATTCAATTCTCATGATTAAACACCCCCTTGAATAACAAAGCCGCTTGTATCTTTTCGCGCCTTGCCTTTTGCATATAGGGCTAATACAGCGTTTTTAGGGTTTAAAAAGGTTAAGTCATGTTTATCTCCACTGAATACCTTGCGCTTATGGAAAGTAACCGGGATATTTTCAGGCTTATCAAACACCGCCGCAATGCGTACACCGTTATTTATTGCGCGTTGATTGTACTTGTCAAACCCGGCTGCGCCTGAATAGCTAAAAGTAAGATCATAGTTATTAGGTAGATTAGATCTATTTGGTATTTTGGTATAGTCGTAAAATTGTACATTTTGGAATATATCAAATATAGTCTGATCCTTATTAAACCATTTAAACTTGATCTTTTCCCATTGAATATCACTTGTACCGTTTAATCTTACAGCGGCTTTAATACCTAGCTTTTTTGCTTTCCTTGACAACTCACCAATCTCATCAACTAACTGGCGCATGAATGCATTTTGATCACTATTAAATAGTTTAGATCTATTCAAGCGCGCCTGTTGTACGTTATTAAATACACCGCGCCCGGCTGTATATAAACACCCGTTTACACAGCCAGCCTTTTCCGCCATTGGGCATAAGTTAACGCCTGATAGTTTATATGGCGCAAGATAAAGAATACCGGTTAAATAGCCGTATTCTGTGTTTTTGCTAGTCTTAGCGTTTGTATCTATTGATAATAGTTTCATTTTTATACCTTTCAAAGTTTATAAATGATAAAAAAAGCGGGGCTGTTAAGCCGCCGCCTTTTCTTCTGATTGTTTTCTTTGTTTTCTTAAGAAATCTTTTAATTCTTCTTCACAATGAATCAATCTTTTTTTATTGTCTTCTAACTCTTCATAATTGTAATGTTGATCAATTGTATAATCTTCACCATAATATTTCTTCATGGTGTGTTTATCAATTAAGCAACCATTTTCCGCGATGCCATATTCAAGATATAAACGTTGCTCGAGAATTAAGGCTTTATACATACTTATATATCGCTCTATTTTTTCAATATCCGTTAAGCCATTTGGATTGTATTTTGCCTTAGTTACGAGAATGTTATAGTCACGTTGATGCATAGTTAGATCTGATACTAATTCTGATAATTTCTTATTCATTCTTTTCATTTTGTATACCTTTCAAAGTTTATTAAAATGCGGCTTTTTGTGTTGCCGTGAGATATTATAAACATATCTAATTTTAAAATGCAAACGGTTATTTGAAAATAAAATCATAGTGATTAGATTAATAAGTTTTACTTATGGATAACAATGACTTATTGAAACGGTGTTAATGATAGGGTTTACTTATCACGTTAAATGGGAATGGATAGGAACTAGTTTGGATTATCTCTCTCTTATCTCTCTCAAATCCATCACCCCCTTTCTATCAATAACCCTTAACCCCTCTATTGACATGGTATCTTTTTACAAATACCAATCATTGATCCGGTTTGAAATGTTTGAATTGCGCTGTGTAGAAAAGCGACCTTATGCCCCCCTACGGGTATCCTATATCGGTAGGTATCCAACTCAAATTTTTGCTAGTTTTCTCAATAATCTCTCATTAGATATCCTAAAGACATTTTGTTTGTCTATAGGGTCCATATCTCGCCAGTTAACGATTTCCGAGCGTGTGCGACCACAAGAAGCACACAGCTCGAGATCGTCTATCGTAACCAGTTTACATTGAAACGTGCAT